CAGCGGCCTAGTCCGGCTTAGTTCCGATTAGGTAGGGGGGCCTCTCTTTTTCAGATAGCGAGGGGGCCACGGGGGGAGGAGGCGCCGCGGCATAAGCGATACCCCCTCACAAAATTATGTCAAATTACTCCGAAGGGAAGTTCCAGAGATGATCTACCTCAGGATGCAGTGAGAGGCCCTCCATAGGGTCCACAGTACGTCCTTCCATAGCAGCTCTGATAGATCGTACCAGAGTGGGGTTCTTAGCCGCTAGAGCCGCTTCTAGAGCAGCCTGAAGGCGAGCACCCCTTGAGAGGTCAAGATGGTCCATAATCAGATAATTGTTCGTGTGTTGTCGTTGGGCTCTTCATCAGTGTGTGCTTCAGGGCCAAAACCTTCAGCAGCAATAGCTGCCATATCCAGTTCTGGCTTTGGAAGAGTACTTTCATACATCTCCACAGCCCATTCTTTTAGAGCTTTACCTGTGCCAGTGTACTTAGCAACACCCAACACTCTCCAACACTCCTTAGGATCGTAGTGTAGGCGACTGCTGTTCTTGTAGTAAGATACGAAGTAGTTAGGACCTTCCCTGACTCTGAAGTACTCGAAGTTACAGTCCGCGGTGTTCCCTGGGAATGGTACTATTTTCATGTGGGTGGATTGCTGTAGGTCATTTGGATCATCATCATCATCATCATCTAGTCATGTGAGGGAAGCTCCCGCTTCTGAGTGCATCACGCCGACCAGGAGAGGTGACCTCCCAACCAAACCCATAGCGTTCATGATCCCGTGATAGGTTCTTATTCCATACGGTATTAGCCGTGAAGAGTTTGATTGCTGCGATTGTAACCATGACATCATCTAGATCAACCACCGCATAGATGGGGCCCTCCCAGTCAGTGGGGTCTGCCACCTTCTTAAAGGCTGTGATCAGTTCATCAAGGGTAAAAGGTGTTGATGACATTGAAGTTGAATGTTTGTGGATGGTGTAGGTAATAGAGGAATGGCCGGCCCCGTACCGGGAGGCGCCATCGGCCTATTAAGCTTATTGATGTTATTGTTGTGTTTATCAACCTTTGATGTTTGTGTGTTTGGAGAACCCTTCTCCCAGATTGGGTTCGGTCGCTCCGCTCCCTCACTAGGGGCTCCTTTGGATGTGCTTGAAAGGGTTAAAAAGAAACCCCCTGAATGAAACAAGGGGGTTTGTAATCACCGCATATCCACACAAGGGGGCACCACTCCCCCTGCCTACGACCCTCCGATGGTTAAGTCCAGCTCCAAACCTTAGTGCTACCAGTCCCTTTCAGGCCTTTAAAGGAGTGTCCTAAGACCAGTGCATCTGTTGCCAAATGGGGGTGGTTTTCAAAGGCAGCTATCATAGCATTCCACTCTTCATTCTTCCTCATAGCTTGTGCTTGATGTGCTGATTGAGCGACAGCATCAACGAAGTACTGGCAGCCTTGTGCCAAGACATCAACGCGGTCATCGTGTTTTACTGCACCTTTCTCACGACACATCCTACTCATCTGGTACATGAGCATGTATTCAAGGCGTCTCTCCGGTGGGGAGTCAGGGTTAGAAGCGTAATCCCACTCTAGGACTTTAGGATCGATGATCAGCTTGTGCTGATTAAGGAGGGGTTCCAGGGTTTGGATGATACGTTCTTCCTTGCGAACAGTAGCTCTGACCTCTTCAACATCCATACCGACTTGCATCTGTATGAGGTGTCGTTTAAAGAGTTCACAGACTATACCATCACCGAAGTTAGATTCGACAAGGAGCTTGGTAGCGCCATGGCGTTTACCCATGCGAATGATAGCTGTGAGGGTGTCATCGGAGTAGCCATCTTTAGAGGCCATCATCTGCCTAGCGAAGATATACCCATTAGCTTGAGACACTACACAGGCTGTCGTCTCGTCTGAGCCACGTCCAGAAGGGTCTACAGAGACGATTGTCTCACTGTAAGGGCAAATACCCTCATCAATGTACATCGGGGCGTAGAAGCGGTCTCCGGGCAGTCCTACGGGGTTCAAGGTTTTGATCATGTACCGCGGATCAGCAGACCAAGCATAACGCTCAGCACACTCATTGCCCAGGGAGGTGACGATCAGATCTTGGAACTTAAGGGGGAACTTCTCAGAGTCAGACAGCGAGGTATCCAGCTGGAACTGGAGCATAAAGTTAGAGCGGCCCATAGCGGCCTCTCGTTCCATCAAGTCTAGATCAGAGAATCTGCTATCGGTGGGTGACCATCTCTCCACTCCTTTCTCGATGTCATCAACCAGTTGGGGAGCGAGGAGCCCCTCATAGTTGGCTGTATCCTTGGGATAACGTGCGGGCCAGACGAATGGGCGATAGGACCTCTCTGCGAGTTTACGGTAGATGGTAAATGTTGACTGTGGCGTACCAAGGAAAAGAATCCTTGAGTCGTCATCCGGGGTGAGGATAGATTCACTTTCAGTTACTAGTTGGAGGAGTTTCTCCCTCTGCATATCGGTTGCACTGTTGGCAGGTACCTCAACATCATCAAAGATCATCAAGTGTGCCCTTGAGCCAGTCATCTGCCCAGTGATGCCTACACTCTTCACAGAAGGGGCTTGGTGTGGCTTGGCAGGTCCTACATCGAAGCTGATACGGCTCCATCTCTGGTCTTTGTCCTGAGGGCCTAGGAAGTTCAGCCATGCTATGTCCAAGATAAGTTTTTGACAGAAGATCGAGAAGTTGTCAGCACGCTCCTTGGAGGCTGAGATAACCATGATCTTCTTGTCTGGGTCATTGAAGAGTACCCACAGAACAAAGGCGGCAGTAATCCAGCTCTTACCAACGCCGCGGAAGGCAGAGATCTGGAGACGCTTAGGGCCATTCTGTAGGTAATCAGCGATACAGAGCTGTGCTCTTGTGGGCTTAGGCAGACCCAGCTCTTGCCACACCAGGGTGAGGAAGACTTTAAAGTCAGACCGGATCTTCTGTTCTAGCTGATCGGAGTTCATTTAGCTGTTCAATGGTGATGGTTGTATTAGATCCGGCAAAGTGGCGGCTAGGGGAAGCAACGTTGATTAGATATTGATCCCACTCAAGAGGGGGCTCCCCACGGAAGTTGACATGGTACCTAGTGTCAAAGGTAGGAGGTGTCAATTCAAACCCATTCTCGTCATAGGTGCCTGGAAGCGTCTGTATCGAGCCAACTTCATCAATGGCTCTATCATGCGCGTAAGGGGTTACAACGCCCTCAGAGACCCACCCAAGGGCCTCACAGGACGCTACGAAGGTATCCCTATCTGGGAATCGGTAGCAGTACATAGGTTTAAGTAGTTAGGTCGGTTAATTCTTGATCCGTCTTACGGGTGGGGAAGTAGGCGAAACGAGAGATGTGGCCATTATGCCAGTGTGCTGTGTTTAAGTGGGTTCCCAGATACAACGCAGTGTTTGTATCCGTAACACTTTCAGTTGTAGTAGATCCAACACCGTTTATGTATTTTGATACACCAGTGCTGTCAAAAGACCATCCAAAGCTTGCCTTTAATAGTGGAGCAGGTGACGTGTAATTGGTAGTGTTTGTTGCGTAAATGACAGCGTTACCTGTGTCTGTGAAACTAAACTCTGGCAGCCTGAATCCATTTGTTGTTAATACATTGAATTTTGTAGCTGGCAGGGCATCATATCTATCTGCCTTTACTACAAAACTACCTTCCCCCTGGTTATACCAAGAGCTGAAGTTAGTTCCAGTAATACTAGCCACATCAGCAGCACGGGTTACGTCAGCTCCGCTGGTCCGAATAGTAGAGGTAGCAAAAGATTTACGTTCAATCTGCAAGCCCCACACATCAACTGTGCCTGTCGTCTGCTGCGCTGGAGCGGTGCCTAGATGTCTGCCTATATGAACATTCACCTTGCTACCAGTTGGGGCTGTAAACGTATGACTTATTTTGACAAACGATGTGGTATTAAGTCCATCGCTCGCATCAAAAGAATACACGCCATCAGCAACAGTATCCCAACCACTAGTATTGTTAACATGAAGAGCAAAATTGGTAGCAGTTCCTAGCCTAACCCATCCAGAAAAAGTACATTTTTCTCCTGCAGTTAAATTGTTTATACGCACATATAAATCCCACTGAGATCCTGATGCAAGTTGCATTCTAGATGCAGAATTTGAAACACCATCAGGCCCTTCAACCTTGTCTATCTCAGTGTTTCTATTTAAATCTTGAAAATTCCAGTTTCCGTTTGTATTTGAGACGTCTGGTGTCCCGCTGTCTGGTTCGCTGTAGTGAATTAAATTTGTACTCTCCTCTTCAATCAACAACCCCAGACTTTCACCAGTCACGGGGTCGTGGTCAAAGCGTGGAGCACCACTAATCGATGTGCCTGTTGGGATATAATCAGTGACGGCTGTACCTTCTTCTAGTTGAGCCCCCCAGAGATATACGTTAGTAATATATTCATCTCCTTTATTTAAGAGAAAAGTACCTGTAGAACCAGTGGTATCAGTGTGAGTAAAAGTAAAAACAAACCGCTGCCATTCAGACGTGGCCTCGAAATCATCCGGAAATCTTGGAGTGAGTGAACCTATATACGGAGCGAATTTATTGTTAGTGCCTGGTGTTGCTGCCTTTGCATAAACAGAAAACGTATAGGTTTGATTTTGAGTTAATGTAATGCTTTGAGAGACATTAGTGCCACCGCTTCGACTAAAATACACCTGATCAGCAGTAAGAGTCCCATCAGGTGCAGTAGCATTATCAGGTGTGATAATCGAACTTGACCCAGCAGACCACTGATCAAACTGCTCGCTAAAACTAAGCAAATTAACCGGACTGGTCTTAATCAGCCCATCACTGCCCCTGTATAGCGCAGCACTGGCCCGGGTGAAGGTGAGCTTATCACCAATGGATTTAGTCCCTGCAAAGTCAATGTCGAGTGTTGCATCTCCAAACAAACGCTTGAAGAACATTGCCACACGTCCATTACGGATGCGTTGTTCAAGTCTGGAGCTAAAGGTCTTTAGATAGTTGATGCGCGGGAAGATTGTCTGACCTCCCGTAGGTGTGTACTGATCACTCATCGTAATTCGAAGAAAGTTGAATAATATCTAGCCCTTCCACTTCAGAGGGTTCAGATGTAAACGTAGGAGCCGTGAGCGTAGGCTCAGGCGGCCTGTGCGGGGCGATAGCCTTATCTAGGGCAGATGATACCTTAGCATCAATATAGCGGTCTTCTAGGCCCCATAGCCAGCCTTTCAGGATATAAGCCACAGGGGCTGGAAGATGTTTATCCAGCCACCGGGCTACGTCCCGAAACTCATTGAGTCGGAACTTAGGCATATCAGTTCTGTGTTGAGGTAGCGTATCCGATGCTGTTGTTGGATACAGCCCGGTCAATGTCCCAGAGGTCACGCATCTTCTCGATTAGCTGGTTGGCTACTTGGGTACTGCCAGGGGGATCAGCAAATACCACAACATCACCAAAGGAGGTGTCAAATGTGCGGAAGCGGGGTGCATGCCTCACATGGGTGACGTTTTCTGCATGCCCTGTGTATTTCTCCTCAAGGCGATGGATAACTTGGTTAACGGTGATAGGTGCAGGGGTATTTCCAGCTATTACACCGGTACCAGCGAACCAAACTGTACCAGCGTAACCACCAGTGACGTTCCTATCAAAAAGTTGTAGTTGCTTTGGGTATGTAGCCATGATCAGGTTTCTCCTGTATTTTGAACTGTAAGATGTTTAAGCGATCATCAGATGAAAGTCCTCAAGAGACATAGAGCCCTTGAGTTGATTGCAGGAACGACAAGCTGTTGTACAGTTGGTGTCATCCCAGCGTGCTCCACCACGACTGCGGGGAACAACATGGTCGATAGTTAGATTATCAGGTGAGCCACAGTAAGTGCAACGGTTACCGTCCCGAATAAAGATATTCTCCCTCCACATCTTCTTAGCATCACTGGCTCTGAAGGTGAGGAGGTCTTGCATCAAACTCTTTGGGGTGTTCATTGGCTCGTAGTAGGTGGTTGGTTTACTTACGCTTTGGTCTTCCGCCGGACCCTTGGCGGGCTCGGTTCTTTTTGGGAGACTCTCGAACTAGTTTTCCACTCTTAGTGTGGGAGTAGTCTTTTCCGCCTTTACCGTAGTTACCATCCTTTCGTCTGGCTGCATTTAACTCGGCTCGGTAGGTCTTGTTGGCTGTCGTCTTGTTGCGTTTGCGTTGTGCTGCGTTCTTTTTAGCGCGAGCCTTAGGGTTGGCTGCGTAGTATTTAGCAGACTTCCCCGGACTCTTTGTCCGTTTTGGGGCCATTAGATGTGACTCTGAACTTCGTCAAATGTGAGGTCTGGTATGTTGGCCATCAAGGCAGCCAAGGGGCTACCAGAGACAGCCACACCAGTGATCCCATTGACCTTCAACCAATCAATAGCAGCACGTAGGTCTGCGGTTGTGGCCTCCCCTGACTTGATGCGATCGATGATCTCAACAGTCAACATGGAGTGAAGCTCATCAAAGAGATCTTCCGATGCACGTTTAGCCATGATCAATCCTCAAGGAGGGCGTGACGAATACTACGGGCAGCAACGTCATCAAGCTGGTTATCAGTAGTAGTTACAAGCTGATCCAGAAGGTCACAAATCAATTCCTTGACAGGGCGGCTTGTGACAAAGGTGTACAGAATTGGGCGGATTAGAGCAATCATTGTTATGAGTTATGAGGGTAAAATAAATATCCGATCTTGTGAGCCAAAGCGTTCACAATATCTTTGTAGTGGTCAGGTTTGCGTTTCTCTTCGTCCCAGACTACAACTAGTAGTCCCCAAGCATCTTCGTTACCCCAGACAGCACAGGCAGTATTCTTAGCCTTACGGTTAAGTTCTGTGCAGATCCTTAACGTTAGTTTCCCAACGTCATGGGCGTCCGAGTCCCAGAAGTGGCCTATGGGTAGTGGGTTGTGTCTAGAACCAGTTGAATGTATCGTATTCAGTGTATGGGCATCAGGCCAACTGTAGAGCCAGATACCAGTGATACTCTCATAGGCAAGGTGGGCGTCATTGATGACACTCTTCACCTTGTCGAATGCTTCCGGGTCTGATTCAATGCGTTCTTCTATGGTTTGCAGGTTGGTTAGTCCTTCCTGATATTCCACATAAGTATTGAACCCAATGAATAGAAGGCCAGACAGCAGTAAGGAAGAGAGAACCTTACGTGTCCAGCCGGCCCAGGTTTTGTCTGCCGTTAAAAAGTGATCGACAATCTTGATAAAATCATTCACAGTCTTGAGTAAAAGGACGGTAAATGTGGATATGTGGGGTCACCGAAGAACTCGGCGGCAGATTTCGTACTTAGCTAATCGATCTTCATATCCATTCCAACCGCCGTTAATGCGACGACAGACGGCATCAAAGCCTTTCTGTTGAGCACACTCAAGCAGGCGGTTCTCGTGGATCCAGGTCTCAGCAGACCTAAAGGGATAGGTCTCTGCTACATAGTCAACACCCTCCATGACACGAGGGTCGCCAATAGCCGCGGAAAGACGGGAGTAGTTATGCTTACCTGTGAGCTGGAGTACGCCGGCTCCTTTGTACTTTGGGCCATCACCTGGTTGGTCATTGCCCAAATCAGAGCGATATTCATACGCCCAGCCGTCTGCTAGTTCCTTCAGGAATTTAAGATTACACGTTTCATGTAAGATGTTAGCCATCAGCATGCATGTGGCCTCAATATCCTGGTCGAAACCAGTGACAGCCAGGAGCTTGTTACAGTCGTCTGCCTCTGACTGTTTGAACAGAGAGGCTGAATAGCCTGTCAACTGCTCAAAGATGTCTAGAGTGATGAGACCCTCAGGAGCCTCAGGAGCCTCTGGGGCGTCCCTGTAGGCATCCATAAAGCAGTCTTGGGTATATTCATCAAGAGATGCCCAAAGGTACTCCCAGGCGGCATCCTGATGGGGTAGAGCAGCATAATATTTAGCTGCATTGAGAATAAAGGACATAATCAGGTGGATTCTAATGTTTAGATTTTTGCTTCCAGCGCCTCGATGCGTTCGAGGGCCTCTTGAAGTACAGCCGTGAGCAAAGGCACAAGCCTGCCTAAATCAACCCCTTGGTACTGGGGGATCCCCTCAGCATCTACAAAGTCTTTTTCACCAGTTACTGCGCCAGGGACAACTGCTTGAACTTCGTGAGCAATGAAGCCCTCAACTAAGTTCTTACCTGGGTCACTGATAAAGGTGAAGGTACTAGGCTTGAGTTGCTTAAACCTATCCCAAGTTCCCGTAAGAGGTAAAACGTTTTCTTTTAGTCGATAGTCAGAAGTTGTGTTATACGCAATTTGTGCTGGGTTATTGCTTGGGTGGCTAATAGAGCCAGATGCCCCAGGCTGCCCAGACCTCACAAAAGAGATGTAGGTACTTCCAGGTGCAGCGGCGATGGAACTAATCTTTTTGGAAAGGATTAAACCAGGACCATCAGTGTTCTGTAATCGAAGTGCCCCCTTGGTAACAAACCCAGCATCATTGGGAGAGTCACCAGTGGCAATTCCTGTAACTCCTTGATTTGGGTCATCAGTGAAGACCAAGGCGGAGCCAACAGCTCTGGCAACTTGGGTGTTACCTGACGACAACCCCAAGTCTGGGTTCCCTTTAATGGCATCAGTTACAACGGGGCCTACCACCGCGCCACCTACTGTTTCTTGATAAGTTCTATCTAGCTCAGCTGGGGTTACAGCTGCTGTAGCTATGTTTGCAGTTGAGACAGTGTTAGGTTGATCTAATAGATACCTACCATCTGGATCATTAGACCCATAGGACACAAACTGCCAGGTTGACTGTGCTAGTTGATAAACAAGGTTCACATAGGCACCTGAGTCGTAGGTAGGTCCTACAGGTAGCCCAGTTAGAGGGGTAAAGCCAGTAATACCCGTGCTATCCAAGACACTGACCCTGTCTTGATCACTAGGTGAGCCTGGGATTGCCGCTACATTAGAGACAGGAGCAAAGATAGCGGCTGATTGTACAGCTGTGTTGGCTTGATTAGCTGCTATCTGAGCCGCTGAGGCATTAGAAGCGGCACTAGTGGCGTCAGATTGGGCCTGCGCAGCATCAGCAGCAGCTGAAGTGGCATCAGATTGGGCCTGAGCGGCTGACGCCTGTGCAGCTGAAGAATCTGCTATAGCTGTATCAGCTTTAGTATCAGCAGCTTCAGCTGTAGCCCGCGCCGCAGCTGAGTCAATAGCAGAGTTTGCGTTGTCGAATACTGCCTCTTGGATGACGTACAGGTTTTGTTCAAAGTTAGCATTCAGGTCCTGACCCCTAATAGCAGATCCAGGGTAGAAAATGGCTTTAGGATCATCCGCTGATGTTGATCGATAGATCCTGATGACCACCCCCGCCGCGGGGGCGGATACAAGCTCTACAGTTGTAGCATTGACAATGGAGAATTGAGTTGTACTAGCGCCATCTAGGGTTACTAGAACATCACTTTCTTCAATGTAGGGGAATGTGAAAGAGTAAAGAACGGTTGACCCGTCCCCTACATATAGGTTTTCAATAGATGCTGCCATGTTTCTCAACTAGTTTTTGTAGGTGGGTGTCGTCGCGAGAGGCAAATTTGGCCTTTTTCTTCTGGTACTTGTTGTGGCGAATCTCCTCTGCCAGCTCTGTGAACTCAGGGTCAGTGTCAAGACTGCGTAACGCCATGTCCCGATACTTCATAATGAGGTCATGAGTCCTGGAATAGAAGGGGTAGACCTGCTTGTAGTCACCCTCAATATCACCGTCCTGGGCTAACTTGATAAATGCAGCACGATCCTTTTCCCACTTGGGGTTAGAGGCAAACTCATCGAGAGCTTTACCCAGTCCCAACTCTCCCATCTTCTTAGAGATAGCAGATCTGTGTTCAGGCTTAAGTTTGATACCACCCATTGTGGTAAAAACCATATTCCTGTCATACTGGAGGTCCTCTAACCAGTCCCGACCGGGAGAAGTCCCACGATCATGGACGTTCATAGGGTTAATAGTGGCATTCATACCAGAGTTAAGGTTCTTAACTGGGGTACCATCCAACATATCATAATGGATAGCACCACCACCCTTAGCCCCGAAGGTGAAGGTGTCGGCAAACCTAGCCAACTGGTTCTCAAACTCCAGCTTGTAAGGACGGAAGATGTTGTTGATCTGTCTACGTTGCGAGGATGCAGGTAGAAAGCTGTTAGCAACACCCAAGATAGTGGCTGAAATGTTCTCAGCTGTGTTTCCTTGGGGGTTTAGTAGGATACCTAAAGGACGTAGACCGGCAGTCACAGAGCGTTGAGTCAGGTTAGCTGTTAACGTGTAAGCTAGATAGCTCATCATGTAACTGCCCTGCTCTTCATTCATAAAGCCCTTAGTTACAGCATCACCCACAGTAGCAACAAAGCGGAGTGGGAAGTCAAATGGAGCCATACGGCTGTAATCAACCCACTTATCACCAACTTTAATGGAGTAAGGAGGACGAGCCTGGATCTGACGCTGTGTAGCATTGGGGTCAGGAGCACCTGTGATGTTCCCACTCATGTACATAAGGCCAGCTGAGCCTACCAGGCCAAAGCCAATACGCTCACGACCCTTCATAACAGCCTTAGCCCACTCATCAGTACCCTCCATGACGGCCTTGTACTCACTTGTGAAGCGTGCAAGGATGGGAGTATGCTCCATTCCAAACACAGTGATGTTGTGGCCCGTCTTGACGAAGGGGAAGAAGATGCGTAGGAAGGGATTCTCACCCACCGCGGCTCCGAACGCGGCTGCGTTACCCTTAAGGGCCTGCTGGAAGTTACCTTCCTGAGCAACACTGAGGATATCGGGATCAAGGATCTCACCAGATGCATCGACAGCGTCAGCCCGGTTCTTCTTTAACAAAGCATCAAAGGTATCCCAAAGAGAACGACCTGAGTCATCACCAGCCTCGAGAGCCTGGGCGAATGTCCTGTTTTGATACTCAATTCGAGCAGTCCACGCTTTCATGAACTCGTCCGTGGTTGTCATGAGATTAGTAGGCCAGGACAGGATGGGATTATCCACCACACGGTGAGTAAACTCTAGCATACGGACTCCCATAGCCAGGTTCTTATCGCCTGTGACTTCTGCTGTCTCCTTAAGGACTGCAAGAGCGTTGATAGTCTCCTCAGAGCCCACACCGTGGGTCATCTTCTTGGAGGTATCAGAGACAGGCTCACCGGTTTTCCAAGCCATCATAGCTTGAGACCAGGCCTCATTCAGGTTACGTTTGAAGTTCCACTGTGCTGCACGCATGTGGCGGAAATCACCAGTACCTAGGGCGCCAGCGAGGGGCCGAAGCCATGCGTTAGTTGCAGAAGACAGTCCGTTGACGATGTGGGTCTCTGTATTGGAGAGCAATGAGTTGAAGAAAGAGCGGAACGCAATGTTCTGCCCCTCCACCCAGAAGCTATCCCAGATACCTCTCATCTTAGCGGGGTTACCATCTGCCAGAGCAAGCTGTGAAGCCATCTGCTGGGCCTTCAGACGTGCCTTAGGAGAGCCATCAGCTAAAGCTTCCAGCATCTCATCCATCTTCTCCATACCAGTCTCAAACAGCTTATTGCTCTTATTGAGATCAGTACCGGGGACATTGAACTTCTTACCAAAGAGGTCAATCTGATGGTTGTATAGCATACGACCAGCAGTAGAGGCGGTTTCATGATGCACACGCATCAGAGCTCCCAGCGTATCGATCATCTCAACAGCATGAACTGTGTTATCCATACCAGCTGCCCCTAGATCACCCACAGCCTTGATCTCCTTGTGGAGTTCTGAGGACAGAGCTTTCATTAGAGCATTGACAGTGACAATACCCTCATCAGTCAGGACTTCGGACTTACCAAAGGCCATCTTAGGGAGGTTCATCTCTGCATAAGGCAGGTTGATGTTCTCATTGAAAGTCTTAAGAGCACGCTCACCAACCTCACGTGGGGAGATCTTCAGGTAGTCTGCTACATCTTGCACCTTGACACGGTTATCCCGGACAAGGGAATCGATCCACTTCTTGTTGGTGGCATTAGGATCACCTCCCATGCCTTTCTTGATAGCCTGGATACGGCTCTTAGTCAGAGGACTACGAGTAGCAGTCTTAAGGCTAGAACCTTGGCGAGGGGTGTTGATAGCATCACCGGCAGCCTTGGTAAAGTCAGGGGTGACCTTACTAGGACTAGGAGCAGCCATAGGACCCCTTAAATGTCCATTTTTAGATTCCCGAAGGACGTCTGACCCCCACGTGGGGATAGTATTATCGCCTTGGATGTCATAGAAACCCTTCTGATCAAAGGCTTGCGCAAGTAACTCAGCCTGAGCGCGGTCAGGAACCACACGGCTAAGCTCGATCTCCACAACACCTGTATCAGGGGCCTTCCGAGCACCTAGGTAAACATCCTCACGTGAGAGGATATCAGCGTGCTTCTGGAGGAAAGCCTGTACAGTCTCGTTGTCAAACTTAGAGATGGAAGCACCATCAATAGCCACAGCAAATCCCTCGACTGGTTCTGCACCGGTGAAGGGGTTGCGTGTGAAGCCCCCAGCTGGGCCCAAGTCCTCAATAGCTCGGTAGATACCACCATTGAAGTCGTTAGGAATCTGGCGAGCAGCTGGAGTGAAGTACTCAGGGAAGACGTTAGCAATATCATCCCAAGTCACAGGGATGCCCTTCTCGTACTGATCCATCACAGGACGGAACCGTTGGAAGTGGGTTTCATCTCCAAGCTCTTTCAAGCGGTTGAAGACCTGCTTAGCACCAGCTGGTACATCGATAGTTGTGGTATCATTGAGAGTCTCCCTGGCGGCCTTAACGAATGCCTCTACCTTAGCTTCCTTTGTAGCCCCTGGTGGGAGGTTACGTGCGGCAGACATACCTGCAATAGGGGCCCCAATAGCACCAACCATAGCTCCAAGGCCAAAGCCCTCGAGCATATTCTTCAGAGCATTGGCATAGGGACCATCACCATCATCTACAGCCAGAGCTGTTAACCATGTTGGATACCAGTCAGGGGCATGCTCCTTGATGAGATTGGAAAGGTTATCGTTACCACCTAAGCCATCGATGAAGTCAGCAGCCATGCCATACATGCCTTCTTTGGCAGCTGTAGAAGCGATGACCTGTGCCTTTTGAGCCTTATTAGTACCAGCAGCGACCATCTTAGCCCCGACACCGGTGACGCTCTTAAAGCCGCCAGTGGCGCCCATGATGACAGCAAACTCACCAAAGCCCTGAGCAATCTGACCGACAGGAGTCTGAGCCCCTACCTCATCCTTGCCTAGGTTCCACTGGGCCCACTCATACTGGTTAGACCATGGAGTATTCTTACCATCTTCTTCCGCCAGACCTACCAGGGATGGGATAGATTTGATGGTATCACCAAGAACCTCAGCAGCTCCCAGGGTCTGTTGTAAAGCTCCCACCCCTGAGCCAGCTACTATGTTCCCAGGCTCAGCAATGATGTCAGTGACACCAGTCTGATCCTTTTCTCGCCCTTTTTCCTGCTTCTCGTTGATCTCCTCTCTACTGAGTTGATCTCCTTGAAACGTGTTATCAATGGTATCTCTAAAGTCTCCTACAAGGGAGTCAATAGCGTTAGTAGCACCCCCAGAACCCTCACCACCTCGTAGGGCATTGAAGGCGTTACCGAGGGAGCCCAGGAGGCCCCCATCTTCTCCAGAGGGAGCTTCCTTCTGCTCCTCTTCGACTGGAGCAACCTCTTCTGGATCGACTTGAAGAGCTTCCTTTTCTTCCTCTTCAGGGGTCCAGTCTAGGGTCTCTCCTTTTGGTATGTGTGAATAGTCCTCAGCTCCTGCAAAGGCAGCCTGAGTAGCTTGACTGAACTCTTGATCTTCCATAAAAGTTGCTCGTAAGCGTTAGATTAATTGACCATTAGCCGGTTGGATTGGACTTGTTCCATGGACAAAGGCGTACCTTTTACCACCAGGAACTTCAATAAGAAGACGGTGCGAACCCTCTCCCCTTGCTGAGTCGTCAACCCAGTTTTCAACCACTCGAGCCCCATTAGTCAGATAGATCTCTCTATTTGGCTGATAGGATGCATAGTCGATCCCGTGGGACCCTCTGTTGCGGTGGTCTTGTTCGGTCTGTGTGACCTCCATAGCTTGAGATAGGGGAGTCAAGCCTTTGTCAGTAGCCACTGCCACATAACGATCTAGCTCTCCCCGCGTAAGCCTGATACTTTTATCACCATACAGACCGCCTGTGGTTACCCCTTTGACGTCTAGGTGATCACCGGTGGAGCCATAGCCAAGGGTTCCTGTGGTATAGACCTTACGTGGTTGGTTTGTGTTATTTGCTACTGTCAGCACTCTACCTGCTTGTCTGCCATAGCCATCCATGATTGCTGCCCGTACCTGTAGAGCGCTAGAACGTGGGTTCATAACAGTCTGGTAGGCACGAGGATTGCTTACAAGGAGGGTCTCCATGATTTGAATAGGATCTACAGCACCACCATCTGGTCCACTCAGCCAGGGGGCTGGAGGGAGGGGCTGCTGAGCAGCACTATTCATTAGCTGAATAGCGCCCGGATCTTTCTCGTTCACACCAACCCAGGCTGTAGGATTGACGCGCAAGTAATCAAGTGTGATGTAGTCTTGTGTTGCCTTGTCAAACTTAGCATCCAATGGGATACCAAGCTTCTGAACACGCTCTTTAAGCGTGCTGTGGATGAACTGATAACGGCCAGCAGCATGGATGCGGCCAGCTGCACCGTGTTGGAGGAGTTCCCCAACAGTCATATCAGTGAGTTGCTTGCCAAAGGTGTCTTTAGCAGCGCCTGAGCCATAAGCAACGCGTCCCCCGTGGGAGCCGCCTTTGTTCATAGCATCATAACCCCAACCACCAGATTCTGGCTTAGCGATGCGGTTAAGCACATCACGTTGGAGTTGACTCATACCCCTCAGTCCACCCTTGTTGTCACCTACAACGTAGTTAACCTGGGTAAGATTAGCTAGTTGCAAGGATGCTTTGGGGGGCACACCGTAGGATTGAAATTCAGACATTGAAGTCCGAAGGTTAACTGGAGCAGCATTGCGGAGTTCTTGAAGACGTTCTTGTCGTTGTTCTAATCGATAGGCACCGGTAAGAGCCCCCAGTGAGCCGAAGCCCTGAAGTCTCATCTGGTTATCTACCAACTCTCTGGATGAGATACCAATCTCAGCAGCTATCCTAGTCGTCCGAGCACTGGGTGTCTTTCCTCTTGACATAGCATCAGCATCAGCCCGGAGGTCTGTAGGACTAACAAGGATGTCCCTGGTAGTCTGCACTGCGTCGGGTGTCTTGCGGAGCTCTCTGATCTCTTCAGGGGTGTGAGTGGAGTACCTGCGAGCTTGAGACTTATCCAAGGTGATGGTCTTAGGCATCCCTGGTAGAGGACTCTGAAACCCAAGGAACCCTCCACCCTCAGATGAATTCATCCGATACTCAGGTTTGTCTAGAAGCTCTTTGATGTAAGTATCCACCATTGATGCTGGATCCCCATCGGGATTCTCTTTAGCCCACTTAGCTAACTTCTTAGTCAACTGGGCATTCATGTGGCGTGCTCTTATCTTGATCTGAGCAGCATTAGAGCGGAGTACCTCATTGTCTAAAGGTTTAGTCAGCTTCCCGTCAGGCTCAAAGACATTGTTCTTGAGGTTATCCTCAATACTCGACTCCAGACCCTTAGTGACCCCAGTAGCTTTGACTACATGCTCTTGACCTTTAGCGTTAGGACCATACTTCTCATATACCTCAGGGGTGATCTTGCCTTCAGCTAAGAAGGTATCCATCTCCTCCTGTGTGTAGGGATCTTCAGATTTAAAGCGTAGCTCGATATCAGCCTCGAGGGAGTCAATGATACCTAGACCACCACCCATCAGGATCTTGGCCTGCTCGAGAGCGGCTACTGACCCATTAGCTTGTAGAGCAGCAATAGCAGCTGCCTTGTTCTCTGGGGTAGGATTCTTGAGATAATCCTTGGAAATCTGAGAGATCTCGAAGGTATCCTTCTGAGCTTCATGACTGAAGTCAGCCATAGCAGCTTTCTCGGCTTTATCTAGGGCTTCCCTAAATAAGGCCTGATAACGGGAGTCAGTTCCAAGAACTGTTCCCTTGTTACCTGGCTGCCCTTCTACACCCATCAACTCTCTAATCCTACGTACACCATCTACAGGATCGTTCGCATAAGTACCTAGGAGGCCCTCTAAGGCCCTACGCTGAGATAGGGGATTACGTCCTCCATCAGTAACAGCGGTGGCCTCTGTGGCCTTCCTCCATGCGTCAGCAGCGTTGAACTCGAGACCAGCAACAGCAATGTTATCCTTTTCCTCTAGGGAAGCGATCTCACCCTGCTGTTTAGCCCTACGAGAGAACATGCTGGAGATAGCACTCGAGGTGTTACCCTGCATTGTGCGGGCAAGCTCCAGGAGCATCCTACGATCACCACCAGTGACACCAGCAGCAAACTGTTTGTTGAGACGGGTGGTCTCAGCCATGATCTGCTCGTCAGTCATGCCCGCGAGATTCATCTCACGAACCTGCTCTAGCAGCCATGGACCGTGCATGGTCTTAGCCTGAGCTGTAGTCCTACGGATAGGAGCTTCTTGGTTGTAGGTGGAACTGGTACCTAGCTGTTGGGCTGTGTTGACATCCCCCTTCGCATACAGGTCTTGCTGCACCTCGCCAATGGCTTGGGACTCAGCTTGTACCTGATACTCACGCTCTTCGACACCCTGAATGGCTTCCTCGGTAGAGTCATTGAACCCACCAAGCCCAAACTGAGATAGGATACCATTCTCATAGTCCTCCTGTTCTTTAAGGGCTTGACGCTGTTCAGCTTCTTTACTGAACTGTTGTAGGGCCTCAGCTGCTGTCGAGGAGAAGCCAGCCAGTCCTTTTAACAGGCTGAGGTTAGCATTGTCCTTAGAGTTTTGGATAGTCTGGCGAGACTTCTCAATAATGTGCCCACCACGTTGGATACCTTGATCAATCTCCTGCTGACGGGCAAGAGCACGCGCTCTGACCTTCTCACGATCTAAGGCAGCTTGTGCTTTAAGTTGCTCTTGTCTTGTTCTGTCAATAGCTTGCTCAGGGGCAAACCCTCGAGACTGTGCATTTCTTTGGTAGCCTCCTTCAAATTGAGGAGCTTCATAAATTCTAGTCATTTAGCTCCAGTTGTAAGTAGGAATACCGAGGTTAAGATTCTCACCGACTCCCTGAGGATCGGGAGTGAAAAGTGGGGCTTCGACAGTAGGCATCAACTTACTGTAGGCAGCATTATTAGCTGACTTAGCTTTTGTATAGCCGATGTCCATCCCAATAGCAGCTGCCTGCTCAGCACTCCGTAGGGAGGCATTCTGCTCAGCAGTAGCAAACCCTGATTGACGATCCACATCCATGGCTAGGAGGCCCACAGACTGCCCTGTAGCCCCTGAGGCTAGGATCTTACCTCTAGCTCCAATAGACTTGGCATAGTTGGCCTGAGCCTTGAATGCGGCTGCTGTCTGGGCTTCCTTGAGTTTGACTTGTTCTTGAGCGAAAGTCTTGTTAGCTGCTTCGTTGTTGTTGTTGATTTGTTGGTAGTAAGAGAGACGGTTAGCCTG